CCTGGTGCATGGCCTTCGTGAGCGCGGTGGGGCGCCAGGCGGTCGGGGCCGCGTGGCCCCTGCCCCGGCTCGCCGGCGTGCAGCTGATGGTCGACCACGCGAACGCGGCCGGGCTCCTGCCGGTGGAGACGCCGGCGATCGGGGATCTCCTGGTGGTCTGGCATGAGGAGCAGCAGCGGTTCGCGCACGTCGGCGTGGTGGCCGAGGTGAAGGACGGCCTCTTCCGTTCCTGGGAGGGGAACACGAACGACAACGGGTCCCGCGAGGGGACCCGGGTGCTGCTGCAGAAGCCGCGGCGGCCTGGGCCGCGGTTCAAGTTCGTCCGGTGGACCGCACTGCTGAAGGAGGTTGCCTAATGGCATGGCGACTCCGGTGGTTCAAGGGCGATGGAGATGCCGACGCCGCGGGGTGGCCGGTGGGGGGAATCTGGCGCAGCGGTGCTTCCCTGCTCCTTATCACACCAGTCGGCCTCGCCGACATCGCGCGATGGGAACAGATCGGTCCGGATGAGAAGCTCACCACCCGTCCCTCGATCCTCTGTCAGGGTGAGGGTGTCTATCACGGCTATGTCACCGACGGCGTCCTCACGGACGACTGCGAGGGCCGACTCTTTCCCGATCATCCGGCGACCGCATGAAATATCTCCGGCTCTTCGCCCTCGGGGCCTTCGCCGGCGTCGCGCTGCTGCTCTGGCTGCAGGTCCGCTCGAGCGCCACCCAGTCTCAGGAGATCGCCTCGCTCGAGTCCTGGGAGAAGGGCGCCCGACTGCGGCTCTCGCATGCCCTCACGCGGCAGAGCACGACGCGCGAGGCCGCGGTCTCCCTTCGCGGACGCTACCGGGCCTTCCACGCCGATACGCTCTATCTACCGGGGAAGCCGGACACTGTCTGCGTCCCGATCGCTCTGATCGCCACCGCCGATTCGACGATCAATGCCGACAGCACCGACCAAACCGCGAGCGACACTGTCGTCGCGATCGCGGTTCCCCTGGCCGACTCGGCCGACCGTAGGGCGGACCTTGAGAAGAAGCGAGCAAAGGGACCGTGGATCCGCTCCTATGCTGAGCTGCTCTTCTCGGGATCCCATCCCCGCGCGGCCGCACAGCTCGAGGCGGGCCGCCGGCTCTCTGCCGTGGCCCGCCTCGAGATCGACACCCTGCCCCGGATCTGGGCAGGGCTCCGCTATCAGTTCTAGTCTATCGCGTAAGCCAGGCACACCGAACCATGGTGATCTTACTGACAAGGGCCTCCCACCCCGGGGGGCCGTTTGCTTCGTCAATCTCCCCTATTTCAATCTTGACGAGCTCCTCCACGTCGAAGGTGAACCAGCGCCTTCGGTACTCCTCACGGAAGCTCTCGTCGGTGACCCATGCCACCAGCCCCCATCCTACTTCACCGTCTACGAGCCCCCGCCCTAGGCAATACGGCTTCACTTCGAAGGGACCCCAATCGTATGAGAACCGCAACAGACGACGCTCTCTGATTGCCTGACAGAGCAAGTCGAGCGTGGGCGGATCCGCGGGGCGCTCGGGCCTCACCTGCGGACGGCCGCGGTCCGGCTCCTGCGTGCCCCCGCAGTCGCCGGCTTCCCGCTCGGGGCGCGGTTGTCCAGATAGTTCCACAGCTCTGCGCGCGCGACCTCCCACTGGCGGCCGCGCTTCCGGCCCTTCAGGCGCTTCGCGTTCAGGAGCACCCGGAGGGTCGCCGTCGCGATCCCCCCTTCCTTCGCCGCCTCGGCCAGAGTGAGCCACTCGGCCGCAGGCAGGGCGTTCTCGACCACGTCGCGCCCGTACTTGGCACTCGCCTCGAGGATCTCGACGCTGAGCAGGCGCCCGCTCGCATCGAGATCGGCGAACGTGTCGGGGGTGAGCTCGATGGTCTGCGTCGAGCGGCCGGCGAGCAGCTCGACGTTCAGGGCGTCGGTCTCGGGGTCATAGGTCAGCTTCATGGGGATCACTCCTCGGCCCAGGGGCCGTTGATGCGTCAGAGAAAGTAAGGCGGGGGCGGGGTTACCGCCCCCCCCTGATGTGGGCCGAGATGACTTTGATGTAGCTGGGGTGGTCCGCGAAGATGACTCGGAGGTGCCGCCCTTTCACTTCCCCGTCGACTTGCCACCGCTGGGAGACGGCGGTCCAGAGGTTCTTGGTTGGGGTGGCGGTGTGGAGCAGCCACCGGATGTCCGCGCGGTTGATGCCGCGCTCCTTGAGCTTCTTGGCGGTGTGGTCACCGATGAGGATTGGCTTGGTCGTCATGGATTGAATATAAGCGATAGCGTTTATATGTCAATACCCCTAGAATAGGGGGTGTACGGCCGTTGGCCCCGAGAATAGCGGCTCAGCCGACCTCCCCCGGCTTTTGTTCGGGAACGGCCGGACGGCATCGTGCCGAACTCCGGATACCCCCACCCTTGACGCCCTCCCCTTCGAGGCCCAAGATAAAGGCGCGCGGCGGCAACTTGCCACCACGCGCCCCAGGTTAGTATGTGCCCCCGGCGGGATTTGAACCCGCATCCTTCACTTTACGAGAGTGGCGCTCGATCCAATCGAGCTGCGGGGGCGGGGAGGACCAGGGAGTCGCGCAAACGTCTCCCTGATCCAACTACAGGACTACGGCGGCTTCATCGTCGTACCTCCTTTCAGGTTCCAGGAGTCACCGCCGGACCGTCCCCACGGTCATCCCGGCGGTGATTCCGCTTTCAGGTATCTGTTACCTGACACTCTATCTATGTCGGTCTGGACTGGCGGTCAAGCATCAAGAGTGCTAACCGAAAATTCCCCTTCTCCCTCTTGACGTGAGCAGAACAGGCCAACTACCGGCAATTACCCGAACATTTGACCCCCTCGACTGCCACCATCCTAAGCTCACGATGGACACGTTCCCACGCAACGTTCGGTCTAACCCAGCAACGGTGCGGCGGATTGGGGTTTAGGTCACAAAAGTGACATGGCCCCCGATCTCGGGGGCCATAGGGTCCAACTGGGCAGGGTATCAGCGCCCGGGAGGCACCATCACCGCGACGCGGTACATAACCCAGCCCAAACCGAGCGAGATCAGCCCTGGAACCAGAAAGACACCAACGTTCACGAGCAAACCGAAACCTCCGACCCCGCCCCGCAGGTCGCCGTTCCCTTGCATCCCTGCAAGGTTGCCCACACCCAAGATGACCAGCACCATCCCCATTAGCAGGAAGCCTGCGGCCGCGTAGCGCATTCGGTCTCTCCGTTCAGCGAAGTGGGTGCTGGAGGTCCGCCGCTTCGGCGGCCGCGCGGGCGAACCCATCCGGATCGTCCGGGCCCAGCTCGAGCTGGTACTCGTCGACCGGGACGCCGGGCTGACCCGGCTCGAGGAGGACCAGCCATTGGCGGCGCTCGCCGTCGAGGGAACGCAACTCCCCCTCGACCGGATACCAGACTCCGGCCGCGAGGGGGTAGGGACAGGCTCCGACCGCCTCCGATCGGAGGCGCACGGTCGTCGGATAGAGATGCCCTGGCACGGGAATGCCACCGCCATCGACCAGGCGGAGGTGCTCCGGGTTCAGGGTCACGGCGCGATGACCAGTGTGCCGCTGACAGGCGTCGCGGTCCAGCCAGGCTGGAGCGCGGTGTAGTGCCACCCTGCCCCATCGCGGCTCGCGAGCGCGAGCTCCATCCAGCCCCATGTCGGCAGCCACATCCAGATATGGCGCGGATCCTCGAGGTCGGAGCAGCCGCCGACGGTCGTCCCAACCCCGCCGCTCGAGAGCGTGTCGACGGCCGCGGTCGACCGAATGACCCAGAGCGCAGTGGCGTGATAGATCATTGCAGGAGCGCTCGCGCCATCACAGGACTGCACCCCGGAGGTGATGTAGGCCCCGCTCACGCTCCAGGTGGTGTCCCCGATCGTCGCCTGCCAGGTGTAGGTGCCCTTTGGAGCATGGACCATCAGCGTCAGCGTATCGGAGCCGAGCACGAAGCGTTGCCGCCCGGGCACGGAGGCCGTCGCCCGCCAGGATCCCGCGACCAGCTGCGCGCCGAGGCTATCGATCCCGGCGACGCCGGCCACGGCGATCGGGTTGTTGAAAGCGTCGTGCGCGAAGACTGGCAGGGTGACCACCGAGTCGCCGGTCACGCGGAGCGTGTCGACCGCGAAGCCCTGGGCGGTGATCGGCCCTGGGATCCCCGTTGCGCAGACCTGTGCAAACGTCAGGGGCTCCCCGGTCTCCTGATCGACGGCGCGGGCCTCGAGGCACTGCGCGCCGGCCGTCGGACCCAGCGTCCAGAGCTCCTGCGCCCGCCCAATCGAGTCGGTGAGCGCCGCCCCTGCGAAGACATGCCCACCACCCGAGACGACCACGAAATTCACGAGCTGCCCTGGCACGGGGACCGGCGTACCGCCGGCCGCCTCGGCGCGCGAGCCAGTCGGCCCGGGGGTCGTATCGAGGACCTGGATGCGGATCGCGGTCGGGAGCTGCTGGCCGACCGTATCGACCTGGCCACTCCCCTGCAGGATCTCGACCCGTGAGGCCACCAGCTTCGGAGGAGTCGTCGAGGGCCCGGTGGAATCTGAACCGCAGCCGGCGAGGAGCGCGGCCGCCAAGACGAAGAGGTATCGGTGGGTCATTTGACGGTCCGTTGATGGTGGTCGCCTACCTTGCCGCCCCCGGCTTGCCGGGTCGAGTACTCCCCCCTAACTTCGGCATTCCTTCGGGAGGAATCCAGTGCCCCTGCTCCCCTACACCTTTTTGGTCACCCGCGACGACCCTGGCTTCAAGCTCAAGGCGGGCGATCGGGTCATTCTGGACTTCGCCAACCTGGAGGCGCCAATCGTCTCGGTGCGCTCCCTCGGCCGGAACTATGGGCGCCTCCTCAACCTCCTCGAGCTCGGGATCCTCGTCGACCTCAACGAGGACCAGCCCGTCGAACCGCTCCGTCAGGCTGCGCTCGCTTCTTCCCTGCCCCCCGCTCGGATGCCAGGTGCGCGGCCAATCCGCGCCCGCCGCCGGCTGCACCTCCTGTGACCTCCGCCCGGAGCTGATCCAGGACCTCGGCCATCCGGCCCGCGGCCTCGAGCATCCCCGCCCGCACCGCCTCCGCATCGCCGACCGCCCGGGCCTTCCGCCGGGTCAGCGCCCACTCGAGCTCGATCCCCAGCAGCTGACAGGTGCGTAGCCCCGCGTAGGCGTCCGGGATCACTCCCATCGTCATCCAGTTGCTGACCGTCGTCTGGGAGATCACGACGCCGGCGGCTTTCAAATGCGCCCGGAGCTCCTGCTGGTTCCAGCCCCGGTCCTGCAGCCCTTGGATCAGCGCGAGCCGCCAGTGCTCGCGCACGTGGGGGTGCTCAATGCGTGCCATGTCGGGCCCCTCTCTTGACAGGATACCAGTTATCGGATATCATACCCGGTAACTTGATGCGCCTCAGGGGCCCCGGAATGGAACCCACAATGATGCCTGCAGCCCAGCCGGCCAACCGGCAGAAGAACGCTTCGGCGGATGTTCGGCTGGGTTTGGCGATCGGGGTGAAGCCCGCGACCGCCAAGAACATGCTGACCGACCCGGAGACGGGCCTCTGTCATCGCACCAAAGAGGCCCTCGCGGCCCTGCGACTGGCCGGCAACGACGCGGAGGCGGCGCGGTGGGTCGCGGAGTTCCATGCGGCCGCCACCTTGAACGACGGGGCGGGTCCCCTGCTCGCGCAGCTGCAGCCGAAGGCGATCGCCGATGCCGGCGAGGATTGCGCCCGCCAGGCCTTCCTGCTCAACCCCAGCGCGGTCACCGCGAAGCGCCTGGTCTCGGAACTCTGGCTCGAGGCCGGTCGCGCCGAGCTGACCGCCTTAGCGCTCGAGGCCGAATACGGCCTCCGGGGCCGCTGACACCCCCTCTATAGATACCAGTTATCCGGTAACCGGAAAAGGAGCCTGATGCCCGCCACCGCCGCCGTCGCCCAGCTGGGCCTGAAAGTCGATCCCCAGGAGAAGGGCCTGGTCGACCAGTACCTCGCCCACCGCAACGTCGAGCGGGCGGCGCAGGGCCAGCCGAAGCAATACGCGCAGGACCACCTCCGCGGCGCGTGGGCGAAGCTCGTCCGCGAGGCGCAGCAGTGGAAGGCGCAGCAGAAGTAGACCGCATCACCAACCCCCTCGAGGAGGGACAGATGGGAGCCGCAGTCATTCCTGAAGCTGAGATGGGCACGAAGGGCGCCGCCGGCGATGTGCCGGCCGGTGAAGTGGGAACGAGGAGCGCCGCACTGACGCTCGTCCGGCCGATCGCGAAGCCGGCCGCGCTGGTCGAGGCGCACAAGGAAGTCTCCGCGTTGATCACCAGCGCGCTCGAGAAGGACCGGGATTATGGGACCGTCCCGGGCACCAACAAGCCGACCCTCCTGAAGCCGGGCGCGGAACGTCTCGCCTTGGCCTTCGGCGCGGTGCCGAAGTATGCGATCATCGAGCAGGAGCGCGAGCACGACCGCGTCGTCCCCTGGACGAAGCAGAAGAAGGTGTGGGCGAACAAGTTCAAGGGCGATCGCGAGTTCACTCTGCAGGCGGAATCCGGGGAGAGCCTCGGCCTCTACCGCTACGTGGTCCGCTGCACCCTGATCCAGCGCGAGACCGACATCGTGCTGGGCGAGGGGATCGCGTCCTGCTCGACCCTCGAGTCGAAGTACATCGATCGGCCGCGCGATTGCGAGAACACCACGCTCAAGATGGCCCAGAAGCGGGCCTTCGTCGCTGCGGTGCTCAACGCCTTCGCGCTCTCCGATCGCTTCACCCAGGACATGGAGGAGGCCGGGCCCGCCGCCGCGGCAGCCGAGCATGAGGACGGGAAGCCGAAGACGGCCCTCGAGATCGCGCTCGACATCCCGCTGCCCGGGAAGGAGACCTCCTTCGATGGGTGGGGGCGGAAGCCCCTGGGTTCGGTGCCGTCGAAGGTGATGAAGCAGGCGAAGGAGTGGCTGGAGAAGAAGCTCGCGAGCGGGCCCGCCGACGCGTATACCGACGCGAACAAGATGGCGGTGGACGGCATGCGGTTGATCCTCGAGGCGCGAAGCACCGGCGAACTCGATGAGCCGCCGACCAAGGAGGGCTGAGCGATGTCCGGTCTCAAGCTCTATGAGGCGACCGAAGCCCTCCTGATCGTCGACCAGTGGCTCGACGAGCACGCGGACGAGATCATCGCGAGCGGTGGGGAGCTGCCGCCCGAGCTGGCCGCGCTGATCGACCAGGCGACGGCCCAGCTCGAGGGGAAGGTCGAGAAGGTGGCGCTCAAGGTCCGCGAGCTGCTCGCGACCGCCGGCGCGATCGCACTCGAGGCGAAGCGCCTCAGCCAGCGGGCGAAGGCCTGCGAGAATGGAGCCGAAGCGCTTAAGGCCTACCTCAAGGCGCAGCTCGAGCGCGCCGGCCAGACCAAGGTCGAGGGGAAGCTCGCCACCGTCGCGATCCAGAAGAACGGCCAGCCGAGCATCACCGTCACGAAGCCGATCGAGGATCTGCCGAAGGCCTGGCGGTACCAGCCGCCGGCACCGGCACCGATACTCAATCGGGACGCTGTCCTCACCGCGCTCAAGTTGGGGGAGGAGATCCCGGAGGGGATCGAGGTCGTCACCGGGACGCACCTGAGGATCCGCTGAATGAGCTACGTCTACAAGCAAACCGAGAAGCACGAATTCGGCGGGCTCTGGACAGTCGGATTCTATGATCCGTCGGGGAAGTGGGAACCCGAGAGCGACCACGATGCCCCGAATAAGGCCGCGCAGCGGGTGGCCTACCTCAATGGTCGCAACCCTTCCCTCGACGAGGCGCTGAATAGCGGCGATGGGAGCTACCGGCCATGATGGACCGCCAGCGCGCCTATCTCCCCTGCCCCGGCAACAACTGCGGGGATCCGATCGAGGTCACCCTCGAGCGCGAGGCGCCCGCCGCTGCGCCCCTGGTCGTCGTGGCCGAGGTGCGTTGTCGCAGCTGCGGCGCGCATGTAGGGCTCGGTCACGGCTGGCCGGCGGCGGAGCGGCAGGCCGCCTGGGACGAATCCCAGGCGCACGAGGCGATGGACGGGGCGGTCGCCATCGCCGGCGAAATCGACGAGGAATGCTGATGCACCGCGTCGGCACGGAGGACCTCGCGCTCTGGTTCCCCCCGGTGGAGAAGGCCCTCCCCCTCCCCGCCGCGCCGGCCGAGACCAGTCAGGCGGCGGCGAAGGCCTTCGGGTCGAAGGCCGGCACCGCGCGAGCCATCGTCTATCGCGCCATCCTCGAGCATCGGGGTCTGGCCTGCTTCCAGATCGAAGCGATCACCGACCTCGACGGCAACACGGTGCGGCCGCGGCTCCGCGAGCTCGAGCAGCTCGCGATGATCCACAAGAGCCCGACGCGGACCGCGCTCACCGCGGCGGGACTCGCGGCGGCGGTCTATGAGGTCGGTCCGCCCCCTTCGCCGTGCCCGTAAATATCCGATAGCTGGTCAAACATCCGATAACTTGTTACTGTGGTGGCCCCGAGCCCGTGGCGGTTCGGAGGCCTCCCAACTCCCCAGGTGATCTAGTGCGCGAGTCGCACCCGCAGATCCAGCGCATCATCCGCATGAAGGCGACCGCCGGTCCCGGGTCGCCCACCTACCTCCTCAACGGGTTCGCGATCGCCGCCTGGCTCCGCCGCGCGGCCGAGACCGCCCTCGAGTCGAAGACCGACCACATCCTCATCACGCCGGGCCTGGCACGCCGGATCGCCGACCATCTCGACCAGGCCGAGGGGAAGGCGTGAGGATCCGGTCGGTCGTGCCCGCCTTCTGGTCGAGCCTCACGCTGGCGAAGGTGCCGCGGGATCTGCGGCTCTTCTTCATCGGCCTCTGGAGTTGCGCGGATGACCACGGCCGCGGGCTGGCGGATCCGCGCTGGCTCAAGGGGCAGCTCTTCTCCTTCGACGACGATGTGACGCCGGCGACGCTACAGGACTGGCTCACGCGCCTCGCGGATCCCGACGTGGGCGTGATCGTGCTCTACCAGGGACCGAAGGGCCAGCCGCTCTATGCGATCCCCTCCTGGGCGGAACATCAGCACCCCCAGAAGAAGAAGGACTCGAAGCTCCCGTCGCCTCCGGACGGTAGCGGTCTGTCCGCGTCCTCCCCCCAAGGCGATACCGGTACGGTACGCGTACCGGAGGCGTCCAGCGACCGCCCGCCGCGGGCGCGCGAACGGTCCGGTCAGGAGGGGAGGGGAAAGGAGAGGAGTGGAGAGGGAGGGAATTCCCCTTCTAGGGGGAATTCCCTCCCTCGGGGGAAGGCGCCATGACGACCAACCCGCTCATCAACCCCGAAGCCGAGCAGGCGGTCCTCGGCTCGCTGATGCTCGACGCCACGCCGGCGCAGATCCACGAGGTGCGCGAGCTCCTGCCGATCCCCGAATGCTTCGGGGCTCCGGAACGCCGGCACGCCTTCACCGCCATCACGGGCCTCCTCGAGCGCGGGATCGCGGCCGACCCGCTCACGGTCCGTGACGAGCTCCAGCGGCTGGGCCTGCCGTTCGACGTGGACCAGATCGCACAGTTCGCCGACATGGCACCAACCGCGGCGAACCTGGTCTTTCACGCGAAGATCGTCCGCGAGCGCTGGCTGCGCCGCACCCTCGCGAGCCAGGGGGAGAAGGCGAAGCTGCGCGCCCATGCGCTCGATGTCGAGATCAACGACGCCTTCGCGGAGACGGTGACGGAGCTGGTCCAGGCGGCCGCGCCGGCGCTGGTGTCGGCGCCGCGGCCGGCGAAGGCGTTCCTGTGGGAGGCGATGGAGCGGATCGAGGAGCGCGAGCGGAAGGGGGAGACCCTCGAGGGCCTCACCTCGGGGCTCCGGGATCTCGATCGCCACCTCGGCGGCTGGATGCCCGGGCGCCTGGTGATCGGCGCCGCGCGGCCCGGCGTCGGCAAGACCTCCTTCGCGATCCACGCGGCGGTCGCGGCCGCGGCGAAGGGGAAGCCGGTCTACTTCAACTCGCTCGAGATGAGCGAGCCCGAGCTCGTCGAGCGGATGATCGCAGCCGAGGCGGGTGTCTCGCTGCGCCGGCTCGGCGTGAAGAAGCTGAGCGACCAGGACTACACCGAGCTCGCCCGCGCGGCCGGCTTCCTCGCCACGCTCCCGATCACCCTCGACACCACGGCCGAGACGCCGGGGCAGCTGCGGCTCGCGCTGCAGCACTTCCTGAGTCTCCACCCCGAGGGGATCGGCCTCGTCGTCGTCGACTACCTCGGGCTGATGCGCTGGCCGTCGAAGGTCGACAACCGGAACGACGAGGTCGGGAAGCTCACGCGCGCCCTCAAGCGCGACGTGGCCCGCGCCCTCAACGTGCCGGTCCTCTGTCTGGCGCAGCTCTCGCGGAAGAGCGTCGAGACGGGGAAGCCGCGGCCGCCCCAGCTCGCCGACCTCCGCGACTCCGGGAACATCGAGCAGGACGCCGACCAGGTCGTGATGCTGCACTACGCCGGCCACGAGTCGGGTCTCGGCTCGACGGAGGAGTGGGGCTCGTCGCGGCGGACCGAGGTCTACATCCGCAAGAACCGCCACGGCCCCGGCGGGCAATTCGACGCGTACTACGACCGGCCGACCGGCCAGTGGAACGACTTCGTCGCCGAGCCGGTGTACGACGACGCCCCGGTCGACCAGGGGGAGCGGGAGTTCAGCCGATGACCACCGACCCCCGGTTTGTCCGCGAATGCGGCCGCAAGAAGAAGTACCCGACCGAAGCGATCGCGGAGAAGGTCCGGCAGGACTGTGAGGTCCTCCGCGGCGTCGCGCTCCGCATCTACCAGTGCTCCTGGTGCCAGCTCTGGCACCTCTCGTCCTCTCCCCGCGCCCAGGACTCCTGATGGCTGTCACCCTGACCCCCGAGCAACGCGCCTACGGTCTCCGGTCGGTCCGCCTCTTCGCGAAGCTGGCCGCGGATGCGAAGAAGAAGCTCGCGATCCTCGGCCTCGAGTTCCCGAAACTCGACGGGATCGAGCAGCACACGCACGACCTCGAGGTGAAGCTCGACCCGATGCACACCGACGTGTGCACCCTGGCCGATGATCTCACCGGCGAGACCCGGCTCCTGGCTGACTGCTGCAGCGTGTTGCTGGCGGCGCTGGGCAAGGTCGAGGAGAAGCAGCTCGAGCTCGGCGTCGCGATCCCGGCCGACACGCGGCGGGTCGAGAACCAGCTCCGCGACATGATCGACATGCTGCGCGGCCAGCGCAGCCTCCCCTTCCCTGCCCCCGCCGCGGAGCCCGCCCGTCGCGGCCGCGCCACCTCCCGCACCTGAGGATCGACCTATGACCGCCACCATGTTGCCCAGCTTCGCCACGATCGCGCTGGGATTGCTCGAGCCCCACCCCGACAACCGGAAGCACTTCGACAAGGCGAAACTCGAGGAGCTGACGAAGAGCATCCGCGCCTCGGGGGTCTTCACGCCGCTCCTGGTCCGCGAGCTGCCAGAGGAGCGGTATCAGATCATCGCCGGCGCCCGCCGCTGGAAGGCGGCGCGGGAGGCGGGACTCAAGGAGCTGCCCTGCATCGTCCGCGAACTCAGCGACGACGAGGCCCTCGAGCTGCTCCTGACCGAGAACCTGCAGCGCGAGGATCCGCACCCCCTCGAGGAGGCGGCCACGTTCCAGGTATGGCTCGATCGGACCGGCCACGATGTGAATGGGCTCGCGGCGAAGATCGGGAAGTCGACGGGGTACATCTACCAGCGGCTCCAGCTGCAGAAGCTCTCGGAGGCGGGGAAGAAGATGCTCTGGGCCGAGGAGCTCCCGCTCACCTTGGCGCTGCTGCTCTCGCGGGAACCGGAAGAGACGCAGAAGAAGCATCTCGGCGACATGAAGCGGAATATGCAGTGGCGCGGCCTGCCGACGACCGCTGATCTCGCGCACGACCTGCAGCGCGATCACAAGGATCTCGCGAAGGCGCCTTTCTCGACCAACGCCGCTGACCTGGTGACCGAGGCGGGCTCCTGCGTCGCTTGTCCCAAGCGGACCGGGTTCACCCCCGAGCTGTTCCCGGAGATCGCGAAGAAGGCCGACCACTGCACCGATGGCACCTGCTTCGCGAAGAAGTTGCAGGCCCACCTCAAGCTCGAGGAGACCCGGCTGCGGAAGGAGCATCCGGATCTGGTCCTGGTGAGTCAGGGATACAACCACCAGCCGCCGAAGGTGGGACAGCCGATCACCCAACCCCACTGGCGGACGGTGAAGAAGACCGAGAAGGGCGCGAAGCTCGCCCTCCACGTCGACGGCGAGCATATCGGCACCACCGGCTGGGTTGAGGTCGGGAAGGCGAAGGCCCACAGCAGCAGCCGCGCACCGGCGCGGCCCAGCGCGCCGAAGGTCGACGCGGCGAAGAATCGCCTCAAGCTGCGCCGGGAGATCGGGCGTCGCGGGGCGGTGCTGAAGGCGGTGCTCGACGCGGTCGGCAAGGGGATCGATCGTCACCTCCTGCTCCCGATCCTCGCGCTCGAGCTGGACATGGGCGATTTCGACCGGGACCATTTCGCTGCGGTGACCGGCCTCAAGGTGCGGCCTGGCTTCCGGCCCACGGCGTCCACGCTCGACAAACTCACCGAGCGTCAGCTCAACCAGATCATGGTGCTCCTCGATGTGCAGTTCGAGCCATCGAGTGCCGCCGGCACCCCCGCGCACCTCCTGGCGCTCGCGAAGACCGTGAAGGTGAACGCGAAGGCCGTGGGTGATCGCTTCGAGGTCGCCGCCAAGAAGGGACTCAAGGGGGTCTGCTCGAAGTGCCTCTGCACCACTTCGGACCCGTGCGACAAGGGCGGGAAGAAGTGCGCCTGGACGAACAAGGACGAGACGCTCTGCTCGCACTGCGCCGACGCTCCGAAGAAGGCGGCGAAGAAGTGACCGCCGTCGCCGTCAACCCCGAGCGGGCGCGGGCGCCGCTCGCACGGGAGCTCTGCCGGATCGCGCGCGCCGCGATCCAGTCCGCCCGCGAGCTGCGGGACCTAGGGGAGTCGACCCAGGCCTCGCGGTGCGTCCAGGAGGCTCGGCGCATGGTGCGCTTGGCCCGTTTCCACGATCGCCAGGAGCCCCGCTGATGCGTCACATCACGAAGACCCATGCCGTCGAGGCCTTCCGCCTCCCACCGAAGCACACCCTCGCGCTGACCGTCGACGGGAAGAAGACGCTCGGCGCCTCCGGCGACTGGCTCACGGTGACCGCCACGCATCCTCCGGCGTTCGCGCTCGTGAGCGACAAGGAGTTCGCCGACCGCTTCGAGCCGGCCGTTGTCGCCGTGGAGCTCGGTGCGCCGACGAAGCGCCGCGGCCCCGCGCCAGGGAAGACACGGGGGGGGGGGCAGGCCCCGGAAAGCGATCGCGCCGCCGCCCACCGTCCGCTCGCGCGTCGGCAGCAGCGTCCGCGCGCTCCCGAGTGAGGCGCTTCGCGAGGACTGCCGGAAGCTCTTCGAGGAGGACGGCATGAAGCTCAGTGAGATCGCGACCAAGAAGGGCGTGAAATACGCGACGCTCTACAACTGGCGCACCAACGGCGACTGGGAGCCGAAGGCATGAACCACCTCCGCACGATCCGGGCGGCGAGCGAGGACCTCGCCGCCGCCGAGAAGGGCCTCCGCGAGGGGAGCGGGAAGCTCGAGCTGAGCCCCGACTCCGCCCTGCCGGACCTGGTGAAGGCCCGGAACGCCGCCCTGCGCGCCGCCTCGGCGCTCGACCTCCTCGCGCGGACCGCCCTGGACGGGATCCGCCCGGCCTCCGCGGCCGAGCTCAGCCGGATGGCGATCCTTGGCGCGCACGCAGGGAACTGATGGCTGAGAAGACTGCGATCTCCTGGGCTGACGCTACTTGGAACCCTTGGGTGGGTTGTGAGAAGGTGAGCCCTGGGTGCGCCCACTGCTACATGTTCCGCGAGCAGGAGCGGTACAAGCAGGACCCGACGAAGGTCCGGCGGACGGCGCCGGCAACGTTCGGTTCCCCGCTGCGGTGGAAGGCGCCACGGCTGATCTTCACCTGCAGCTGGTCGGACTTCTTCCATATCGACGCCGACAATTGGCGCGCAGAGGCGTGGGACATCATCCGGCGGACGCCCCACCACACCTACCAGGTCCTCACCAAGCGCCCGGAGCGGATCCTCGAGCACCTTCCTGCGGACTGGGGTGAGGGCTACCCCAACGTGTGGCTCGGCACCAGTGTCGAAAACCAGCGGTGGGTGACCAGGGTCCCCCTACTGCTGGCGGTGCCGGCGCGTGTGCACTGGATCAGCGCCGAGCCGCTCCTCGGCCCGCTCTCGCTCGCCGAGTGGATGACACCGCCGATGCGCGTGAGCTACGGCAACCCCGACGTGCCGCCTTCGCAGCGCGAGAAGCCCGGTGCGGAGATCCTGGCGGCACTACAGCAGGTCGGCCGCGCCGCGCTCAAGCAGGTGGGCCACCATCTGATCGATTGGGTCGTGGTCGGTGGCGAGAGTGGGCCAGAGCACCGGCCGATGAAGCTGGAATGGGCACGGCAGGTGCGTGACGACTGTGTCCGCACCGGCACCGCCTTCCACTTCAAGCAGGTCGGCGGTGTGAAGCCGACGGATGGTGGCCGACTTCTCGACGGCCGTGAGTGGAACGACTTTCCGCCGGCGTCTGAATGAAGTCGCCGCGGCGCGGCTCTCGCACCCCCTTCCCCGCCGTCACCACAACGCCGGGGACGGAGGTGCTGGACCTGCGTGGCTGGTCGGCGCTGCTCGTCGATTGTATCCTTCGGCTCGAAGGCTCCCCCGTCGTGCGCGAGACCGCCCCGCGCGAGGAGACTGCGTGACGCTGCGCCGCGAGCCGGCCGCTGCCCCGATCGCCCTCGGTTACCTCCGCGTCTCAACGGAGGACCAGGCGCGCGACGATCGCGCCTCCCTCGGCCAGCAGGAGGCGGCGATCCGCGCGCTCGCGACCCGCCGCGGCTTCACCCTGGCCCAGCTCTTCACGGATCCCGGCGCGTCGGGCGGCTCGGCCGACCGCCCCGCCTTCCAAGCCCTCCTTGCCTACTGCGCGCAGCACCCTTGCACTGATACGGTGCCAGGGTACGTCCTCGTCCTCAACGATTCCCGCTGGGGACGGTTCGAGCATCCGGAGGAAGCGACCTACTGGCGCGAGCATCTGCGCCGCGCGGGCTGGCTCGTCCGCTTCACCGAAGGCGATGACTCCGACGAGCTGATGACCCGCGGCGTGCTCCGCGCGATCCACTCGAGCACGGCCAGCGCCTACCGGGAGCAGATCAAGGCGACGGCGAAGCGGGGCGCCCGCGGCTCGGCCGCCGAAGGGTTCTGGCAGAACGAGGCCCCGATCGGCTACCGCCGGCGCGAGCTCGCGCCCGACGGGACCTGGGGCCGCACGCTCGAGCACGGGCAGCGGAAGTCGGATGGCGTCCGCGTGAAGCTCACGCCCGGCCCGCGCCCGGAGCTCGAGTTGATCCTCTGGCTCTTCGAGGCCTACGCCGCCGGCGACCTGGGGCTCTGGCAGCTCGCGCGCCTGGCGCACGCGCGGTGGCCCGAGAAGCGGTGGAGCTCCACGGTGGTGCGGCACATCCTCACCAACCGCGCCTATGCCGGCGAGGTCGTGTGGTGTCGGCGGCCGCACGACGGCCCCGAGCGCCGGCGGACCCCCGTGCGATCGCCAGACGCGTGGGTCGTCGTGATCGATGCCCACCCGGCGCTCATCCCCACCGATCTCTTCGCGGCCGTACAAGCCCGCCTGGCCTCGCGGCCGGTCGCGGTGCGTCCCAAGACGCCCTACCTCCTGACGGGGCTCCTGCGGTGCCAGCACTGCGGCGACACCTACGCTGCCGGCGGCACGTCGAAGGTCCGCCATGGGAGCGTCGAGCGGCTCCGATTCTATCTCCATCGCCAGGCGTCTTGGATCCCCGAGCGGCGGGATCCCTCGATCGCGGCGTGCCCGGAGCTGATGCTGACGCTCAACCAGCCCAAGCTCGAAGCCGCGGTGACGGAGGCGATCGCTCAAGCGGCCTCGCAGCCGGCCGTGCGTCTCGCGATCGGGCAGGCCTTCGACGCGGCAGTACTCGAAGCGCGCGAACGTCCCGTCCCCGCGCGGGAGACGGCCCGACGCCGGCGCGCCGAGCTGCAGCGCCAGCGCACGCGCCTGGTCGCGGCGGTGGGCGACGGCACGATGACGAACGAGGACGCGCGCCCCGCCCTCGAGCAGAACCGGCTCGCGCTCGAGGCGGTCGACGCCGAGCTGCAGCGCGGCCGCTTCGGGGACCGGCGCGTCGACGCCCTGGCCGCCCAGCGCGCCCAGGTCCTCCAGTGGGCCGAGGATCTCCCCGCGCTCCTCCCCCGGCTCCCGATTCTCGATCGCCGGAAGCTCCTCGGCGCCTGGCTGCAGACCGCTACGGTCGACCGCGCCGGCGGGGCGCTGCAGATCGCGCTCCGCTCCATCCCTGCTTTGGAGATGGGAGGCCGGCCGGGGCTGATGTCTCAACTCCAAGGCGCTCCGCTCCTCGCGCTCACCCTTCCCCTCCCTGCCCCCCGGCGCCGCCATGCCTGAACCGATGCGCTCCGAAGCCGAGATCCAGCGCGACGTGATCCGCCTCCTCACCCTCGCCGGGTTCGTCGTCTACAACACCTCCCAGGGCTACCGGAAGGAGCCCGGCGGCACGCGGATGACGCGCGGCCTCGCCGACCTCATCCTCTTCCACCCGATCCTCAAGCGATTCGGGGCCTTCGAAGTGAAGACTACACTCGGGCTCAAGCTCCATGAGCGCGGGATCCTCTGCCAGGGCCAGCCGAAGGACATCCTCCGCGCCCAGGGGCAGCAACGGTTCGGCCGCCACTGCACGACCTGCGGTGGCGTCTACGCGATCGGCGGGATGGCCGAAGCGTGGAAGTTGTTGGAATCACTTGGCTTGGCCGAGCCGGAGGCGACCTCGATCACCGGGTACCGCCTACGCGTTCCACGTGAAACCCGATAACCTGTCACGAACCCGATAACTTGACACCGGCCCCCGCCCTGCCGAGGTTGGGACGGGCCCTCCAGGAGGAGCACATGTCGTTGCGATCGATGGCGGCTCAGCTGCGGAACGCTCTAGCCGACCAACCCGGCTTCACCCGCACCCCGACCTGCGTCAGCTGCCAGGAGCCCTTCACCCCGCCGAAGGACCGGCAGGGCCTCCCGCTCCCGGTGCTCGCCGCCGGCGCCGTCTGTCCCAGCTGCAACGGGGCACCGGTGGCTGGCGCGACCCTCGGCGAGGAGGTCTGATGCGCCTCGTGATCCTCGGCCTGCTCTCGCTCCTGCTCGCCTTCGCCGCGGGCGGACTGGCCGGCTACCGGCAGGCGATCATCGACTACGCCTTCACCCCGATGCCGGAGATCCTCACCGGCCCGATCGCCTCGCGCCTCCTCGGCGGCTTGGCGATCGCGTTCTTCGCGCTCGGCATCTGGCTCGCGACGGTCGGATGAAGCCGACGGCGCCGCTCCTGCCGGGCGCCGAACGCGCCGGCCTCCTCATCCTGGCGCTGGTCCTGATCTCCTGGCTCCTGGTCGGCACGATCGGGTACGTCGTCGGCTGGTTCACCCACGGCACCGAGATCAGCCAGGAGCAGCGCGTGCTCGCGCACCGCCTCGACTCCCTCGACACCTCGGCCGCGCAGCTCCACAACGTCGATTCGCTCCTCTGCTCCGTCCCGGCCGTTCACCTTCGCCCAGGTACCCGCTGATGTCCCTCGGTCGCAGCCCCATGGTCCGTTCGCTCGGTCTGATGGCCGCGCTCGTCGCCGCCATGCCGGCCGCCAATCTCGCCAGCGCCCAGAACAAGGCCGTCATCCCCTCGGCGATGATGGCCACGGGCCAAGTGGCCGGGGATCCGTGGCGTGCCTCCGGCGCCAGTGGTCGCGGGCGGAAGAACGGCGGCCCTAGTCACGTCAAGCGGAACGCCGGCCGTTCGCAGATGGCGAAGAAGCGGCAACGGCGCCACCGCCGGAGCTGGCGATGACCGGTCTGCTCAGCTTCTGCGCCGGTGTGCTCACGCTCCTGCTCGTGATCATCGCGCGCGGCCGCGCGCTCGAGCGACGCTGGTGGGCTCAACGCGCGGCGGCGCTGGCGAAGGAGAATGAGAAGTTCTTGAACGCTGGGGCCCGCCGCCGCCTCCGGAAACAGCGAGCTGGCAAGTGACCTGGCTCTCGCGCGCGATCGCGATCGTCGCCTTCGGGGGGATCCTCCTCGTGGCCCTCGCGCGGCTCGCAATCTGGATCCGGTGGCGGGTGCGGAGCTGTCGCCCGCGTGCGCGGGTGTGCTTCCGGTGCGGCGTCACGGTCGAGACGGGGACGCTGCCAGCGGTCCGCGTGCTCTGCCCCACCTGCATCCCGTGAGGACCTTCGCGATCCGGATGCTCACCGCCGACGGCCTCCAGCTCGTCGCGGTCCTCCCCGCCCTCGATGGACCGGCCGCGATCGATGCCTTGAAGCAGCTGATTCCGCACTCACCTGGCATCGCAGCCTTCCACGCCACGCCTTGCGAGCTCGTCCCGGATCCGATCCTCGGCGCGCGCATGGGATGGACGATTCATCGCAGCCCCGACATCTCGCGATGCCCGTACTGTGGGAAGGCGCTGGAGAAGCCGCTCGAGGGGCACCTCGTCGCCGTGCGGATCTGGGGCCACCCCGAAGCCGAGACCACCATCGGCGGCCACTCGCGCCTCGCGTGTTCCAAATGCAATGGCTGGGTCGAAGTCGTCACGAAGGTCGACGCCGACACCATCACGCTGGCGCTCCAGCGCAACTAGCGATACTTTAGCTCAGCAGGCCCCTCGCGGCCCTCCTCCCTGATCGGGAGCGGGGCCGCGTTTCGTTTCCAGAGCACGGAGCTGCAATGCCACGACGCCGGCCCCGAGCGGGCGCGTCTGACGCCGGTCCGGCCGAAGGCCTCACCGACGCGCAGGACCGCTTCTGTCAAGAGTACCTGGTCGACCTGAACGCCACACGGGCGTACCTGACGGCCTATCCGAAAGTGAAGCGCACGACCGCCTCGGCGAACGGGTCGCGATTGCTTGCAAACGCTAAGGTCGCCGCGCGCGTGCAGCAGCTGCAGTTGGCCCGCTGCGCCCGCCTCGGAATCACGGCTGACGACGTGGTGCGTGAGCTCGCCGCGGTGGGGATGAGCGACGTGGAGGATCTCGCCTTCGCGCAGGACGGCCGCCTGATGGTGCGCCCCGGTGGCAATCCCCTGGCGCGGCGCGCGGTGGCCTCGGTGAAGTTCAGCCGCGTGAAAGGGAAGCGCGGGGAGCTCCAGCTCGAGAACGCCGAGATCCGCCTGTGGAGCAAGCCCGAGGCGCTCCGGATGCTGGCCCTGCATACCGGCGTGCTGAAGGAACAGGTCGACGTGACGCATCGCTTCGTCGCCGAGGTCCCGCCGACCGCCGAGAGCGCGGCCGCATGGCAGCAGCAGCACGCCCCGAAGAAGTAATCTGGCGGCCGCAGCCCGGCCCGCAGACCGCCCTCCTGGCCTGTCCCGTCGCCGATGTGTTCTACGGCGGCGCGATGGGCGGCGGCAAGACCGACGGCCTCCTGGGCGACTGGCTGAAGCACGCCGGGAAGTACGGCCAGCACGCGAGCGGGGTGCTCTTCCGGAAGTCGTATCCCCAGCTCGAGCGGATCGAGGAGCGGGCGCGCGAGATCTTCGCCCCGCTCGGGGCGCGCGAGAATCGCCAGAAGCACGCCTGGCACTTCCCGAATGGCGCGGTCCTCCGGTTCCGGATCCTCGAGAAGGACAAGGACGCGGAGAAGTACCAGGGCGATGCCTACACCTGGATGGGGTTCGACGAGCTCACCAACTGGGCCTCCCCGAAGCCGATCGACAAACTCTTCGCGCGCCTCCGCTCGGTCCACGGGATTCCCTGCGTGCGACGCGCGGCTGGCAACCCGGGGGGCGTCGGCCACAACTGGGTGAAGGCGCGGTACATCGACCCGGCCCCGCCCTTCCACCCGCACCAGTACCAACCGCAACCCGAAGTCCGGCCCGACCTCTGGGTGCAGGCGGTGTTCATCCCCGCCAAGCTCGAGGACAACCAGATCCTGATGCGCGGCGATCCGGAGTATGAAGCCCGCCAGGCGGTGGCCGCAGATTCGCCCGAGCTCTTCCGGGCCTGGCGGTATGGCGACTGGGACATCGTGGCCGGCGGGATGTTCGATGACGTGTGGCGACGGGACAAGCACCTCCTGCGCCCGTTCGCGATCCCGCGGAGCTGGAAGATCGACCGGGCGTTCGACTGGGGCAGCTCACATCCCTTCTCGGTCGGCTGGTGGGCCGAGAGCGATGGCACCCCGGCGAAGATGGCCGATGGGACCGATCGCCACTTCCCTCGGAAGTCGCTGATCCGGATCGCGGAGTGGTATGGCTGGAACGGGAAGCCGAACGAAGGCACGAAGCTCACCGACACGGAGATCGCGCGCGGGATCCTGCAGCGGGAGCGGGAGATGGAGCTCCAGGGCCGCGTGCAGGTCGGACCGGCGGACGCCTCGATCTTCGACATCGAGAACGGCAACAGCCCCGCGGCGATGCAGGCGCTGCTCGGCGTGCAGTGGGAGCGGGCCGACAAGAGCTCGGGGAGTCGGAAGCAGGGGTGGGCCGCGATCCGCACCCGGCTCAAGGAGGCGCTGAAGGACCGGCCGGAGGATCCCGGCCTCTGGATCTTCGCCACCTGCGTGCAGTGGATCCGCACCGTCCCCGTGCTCCCCCGGCACGCCGTGAAGCTCGATGATGTCGATAGCGACGCCGAGGATCACATTGGCGACGAAACGCGGTACAGAGTCCTGGCACCGGACCGGACGCTCAGGACAGGGACTTTCAGGACTTGAGGTCACGATGACGCAGACCCTCCAGACCGACCAGCAGGCCGACCAGCCGACCTTTGAGCATCCGACCTACCGCGCGAACAAGGACGCCTGGGCCCTGATCAACGACCTCCTCGCCGGCACGCGCGCGATGCGCGACCAGGCGGCGGTCTATCTCCCCAAGGCCGAAAAGGAGCCGCTGAATGCCTGGAGGTTGCGCGTCAATCGCACCGAACTCTTCAACGGTTTCGCCCAGACCGTCGAGGTGCTGATCAGCATCATCTTGCGGAAGCCCCCCCAGCTCGGCCAGGCGACGCCACAGGCCCTGCTCGACGACGCCGAAGACATCGACCTGCAGGGCACGCACGTCGATGTGTTCACCCGCCAGGTGGCCGAGGACGGTCTCGCCAAGGGGTTCGCCGGGATCCTGATCGACATGCCCGACGCGCCGGCGGTGATCTCGAAGGCTGACGAGGAGGTGATGGGGATCCGCCCCTACTGGGTGCACATCCGCGCGGAGGACGTGATCAACTGGCGGGTCGAGCGCATCGGCGGCCGCCTCGAGTACACGCTGCTCGTCTTCAAGGAGTCGGCGACCGTCCCGACGGAGACCTTCGGCCAGGTCACCAAGGCGCGGTTCCGTGTCTTCCGCCTCGACGTGGCGCGGGACGCCGACGGCACGGTGCTCTCGCGGACGGTGCGCTGGGAGCTCTGGCAGCTGAACGAGGACAAGAAGACGGCCACCAAGCTCAAGGAGGGCCTGCTGGTCGGTGTCGACCGCATCCCCTTCGTGGTCTTCTATGCCGGCACCAAGAACGCGCAGCTCAACATCAAGCCGCCGCTCGAGGACCTGGCGCACACCACGATCGCGCACTTCCAAGTGCGCTCGGACCGCCGGTACGCCCTCCACATCAGCGACGTGCCGCTCCTGGTGATCATCGGGTCACAGAAGGCCGAAGGCGAGGAGGTCTACGTCGGGCCGAACTCCTCGATCAACGTCCCGCTCGGCGGCGATGTGCAGTGGCGCTCGCCGAACGCGCCGCTCGAGCAGACCCGGCAGGAGCTGCAGGATCTCATCCAGGAGATGGCCTCCTACGGCCTCGCCTTCATGACGCGCGAGACCCGCGCGGCCGAGACGGCCGAAGCGAAGCGGATGGACAAGGAGGGGCAGAGCTCACGGCTGGCGGTGACGGGCCGCGGCCTGCAGGATGCGCTCGAGGGGGCGTGGGGCTTCCACGCGGCCTTCCGCAAGGTGGAGGCGAAGGTCGAGGTGCAGCTGGACCTGGACTTCGAGCGCCTCTCGATCGATGCGGCCACTCTGGTGGCCTACCAGCAGCTCGTCGCGGCCGGCGATCTCTCGCGCCAGACCTTCTGGCAGATCCTCAAGCTCAACCGCGCGCTGCCCGACGATTTCGACGCCGACGCCGAGCTGCAGATGCTCGCGGACGAGGCGCTCACGCTCGGGAAGGACCCCACCCCGGCCCTGCCGAATCCGGATCCGAACAAGGCTAACCCCGCGCCGGCGGCCGACGGAGTCGGCGATGCCTGAGCCGCTCCTCTCGGCCGACGCCTTGGTGCGGTGGGCGGAGTACTGCGCGCAGTTCCGCGCCGAGGTCTATCCGATCTTCGCGGCTGCCGGCCTGACGTTCGGGGAGGCGCTCCTCGTCTTCAAGATGAACGAAGTGCGGAATGAGCTGATCGAGCAGAACGAGAGGCTCGGCGACGATGACCCCGATCGGGACGCGCCCTGGCGCCGGCCCCGTGACGCCGGCGGCGGCTGATGCCCACGCCGATCACCCGCCTCGAGCTCGATGCGGTCGGCCGAGGCCTCCGCACGGCCGTCCTGTTGCGCCGCTATGAGAACACGCTCGCCGCGCGCGCGAGGAGCGTCCTCACCGACGCGCGGGACAAGCTCGTCGCGCTGCTGCTCAACCAGGACCCGACCGACGTGTCGGCGGGCCGCGTGCCGCGCCGGCTGCGCTCCCTGCAGCGCCAGGCCGACGACATTCTCACCTCAGCCTATCGGGATCTGAACGAAGTCACGCGCGAGGCCCTGGTCGAGCTCGCCTCCGTGCGCGCCCAGGGCGCCGGCGCCGAGATCGCCCGCGCGGTGAACCAGGTTATGGTCGACGCCACCGCCGAGGTCCAGCTCCCGTCGCGGGCGATGCTCCGCGCGATCGTGACCGAGCAGCCGGTCCGCGGGGCGGTGATGTACGACTGGTGGAAGCAGCAGCGGCTACAGACAAGGCTCCGCTTCCAGACGGAGATCCGGATCGGCCTTACGAACGGCGAGTCGACGGACGACCTGGTCCGGCGCGTGCGTGGCCGCTCGATCGGCGGCGGGCGGTACGATGGCGGGATCCTCGACGTGTCGACGCGCCAGGCCGAGGCGCTGGTCCGCACTTCCGTCACGCAGGTCGCGAACCGCGCCGCCTTCGACACCTATGCCGCGAACGACGATCTCACCCAGGAGTACGAGTACGTCGCCGTGCTCGATGATCGCACCACGGAGATCTGCGCGAATCTCGATGGCGAGCGGTATCGCTACGACGATCCGGCCGGCAAGCGGCCGCCGCAGCACTGGAACTGCCGTTCTACCATCATTCCGGTCGTCAACTACCAGGGACTCGGCCTGAAGCCGCCGGCCGAGGAGCCGCGGCAGCTCTACCCCGACTGGTTCGACGCGCAGAGCGCCTCAGTGCAGGACAGCATTCTCGGCCCTGGGCGCGCCGCACTGGTGCGGGACGGCTCGGCGACGCTCGGCGACATGGTCCGTCAGGACGGCTCGCGGGTGCCGCTCAGCGACCTCGAGGACGCCGGTTAAGGCCCTCCCTCTTGCGCGGACGCTGGGAACCCGTAGATTGACCGGCAGCTGGCCCACCGCGGCCCGCCCCTCCCGGGGTGGGCCGCTTGTCGTTGTGTCCCGCTCAGCGATGCTGAGCCGCGCCGAGAGCGCGAGGAGATCCGGTGGCGAAGATCAAGTCGGTGTACGCGAAGAAGGACGAGATCCCGGCCGGCAAGGAGGACCTCTTCACCGAGCAGGACGGACAGTGGGTCCTTGATGCGGAAGTCGAAGAGCATCCTGCGGTGGCGGGGCTGCGATCGGCCTACGCGAAGGAGTCGCAGCGCCGGAAGGACCAGGGCGCGCGGCTGAAGCTCTTCGAGGCCTTGGGGCATGAGCCGGACGACCTCGAGAAGGTGATCGAGATGGCGGAGAACGCCGCCGGCGGGAAGAAGGGCGCGACCGACCTGGCGACGTGGAAGGAAGCGACCGTCAAGGCGCACAAGGCGCAGGTCGACAAGCTCACCCTCGGGATCCAGAAGCGCGACGAGGTCCTCGGCACGATCCTCGGCGAGAACGAACTCCGGAAGGAGTTGGGCCCCAAGGCCCTCTCGATGACCGCCCTGCTCGCGATCGCGAAGCCGCTGGTCAAGGTGGAGTTCGATGAGGCGACCGGCCAGGCGACCGTCGCCGTGATCGACGACAAGGGAAAGGCCCGCGTGGCCAACGGCCAGGGGCAGCCCTTCACGATCAAGGACCTGGTCGCGGAGCTCGAGACCAAGGACGACCTCAAGGCGCTCTTCAAGGGCACCGATGCCCGCGGCAGTGGGGCGAGCGGCGAGAAGGGTCAGGCCGCTGCCTCGAAGACCATCGCCCAGGGCGACACCAAGGCCTTCCTCGCGAATCTCGACGGGATCTCGAAGGGCGAGGTCGCAGTCCAGTAGCGCAGTGTCTGGCGGGTCCGCGATCGGATCCGCCATCCCCACCCGGAGCGACGCTCCCCCAAGACCCCGCCGGCAGCGCGAGTCGCCAACGGCCTACCCACGGTTTCCGTGAGAGGTATCAATGGCGAATACCAACTTCCTCGACCAGCTGATCGCGAAGGCCCTGATCACGCTCCGTGAGCAGTGCATCATGCCGCGGATGGTCAACACCGATTTCAAGGACACCCCGTCCGGCATCGGCGACACGATCTCGGTGACGATCCCGACCGCGGTCGCCACCACGGACGTGACCGCCGCCGCGACCCAGACCCAGGGCGCCGACTTCGTGAACGCGAAGGCGCAGGTCGTCCTGAGCCAGTGGAAGAAGAACGGCTACTACTTCACCGACAAGGAACGCGGTGAGCTCAACGACGGCCAGAAGCTCCGCCAGCAGGACGAGTGCATCCGCTCCCTGGCGAACACCGTCAACGCGTACATCCTGTCGATGTACAAGGGCTTCTACGGGATCTCCGGCGCGGCCGGCACGACCCCGTTCGCCTCGAACGACCTGACGCCCGCCAAGGTTGCGCGGCGGATCCTCAACCAGCAGATCTGCCCGATCGCGGGCCGGAACATCGTGCTGGATCCCCTCGCGGAAGCCAACGCGGCCTTCCTCGACAACTTCGTGCGCGCAAGCTACCGCGGCGACCAGGGCGGCATCCTGGCCGGCCAGATCGGCGAGAAGGTCGGCTTCAACTGGTTCATGGACCAGCAGGTCCCGACCCACACCTCGACCGCCCTCACCGCGGGCGCCTGCACCGCCAACGGCGTGAACGCCATCAGTGCCGGCTCGACCGACGGCGGGCGCACCGGCACGATCTCGATCGCGAAGGCCACCAACACCAGCCCCCTGGTGAAGGGTGATGTGCTCACGGTGACGGGCGACGCCCAGACCTACGTGGTCACCGCGGACACCACGCTCGCCGTCGGCAACACCTCGGTGCCAATCGCGCCGGCCCTGAAGAAGGCCACCGCGGGCGGTGAAGTGATCGTCCTCACGGCCACCCACACCGCGAACCTCGCGTTCCACCCGGATGCGATCGCCTTCGCGAGCCGCCGGCTCGCGAGCGAGGTGCCGAGCGCGCAGGCCAACTCCCGCGTCATCGCCGACCCCGTCTCGGGCCTCGTGCTCCGGATGGAAATGGTCCGGCAGAACAAGCAGGACTATGTCGAGTTCGACATCCTGTACGGCGCCGTGAACGCGCGGCCCGAGTTCGGGATGCGGATCCTCGGCTGAGCACGATGGGCCCGGGCTCCCCGCCCGGGTCCGTCGGTTGTACTCCCCTGGCGGGCGGCTCCCCAGGGGACATCGCAGGGTAGCGCAGCCCGGTCAGCGCGCCGGATTCATAATCCGGAGGTCGGGGGTTCGAATCCCTCCCCTGCTATTGCAGTCCCCAACCCCAGGAGCGTTATGCCGGAGATCATCGAGACCGTTCGCATCAAGCACGACGAAGTGCCCGGAGGCATGGTGATCGAGAAGAAGGACTTCGATCCCAAGGTCCACGAGCTCTTCGACGCGCCGGCCGAGGGCGAAGCGCCCAAGGCGAAGAAGGCCAAGGGCAAGAAGGGCGAGGGCGAATAGTCGATGGCGCTGACCCTCGACGCGACGATCGGTGGGGCGGCCGCGAATGCCTATGCGGACCGCGCCACCGCCAACGCGTACTTCGATGGTCGGCCCGGGAACGACGCCTGGCTCGCCGCCTCAGACATCGCGGGCGGCGGGCGGGAGCAGGCGCTGGTGGCGGCCACGAGCCGCCTCGAGCAGGAGCGGTACAAGGGGATGAAAATCGGCACGACGCAACGCCTGCAATGGCCGCGGTCGGGCACCTATGACCCGGACGGGTACTTCTACCCCCTCACCGCCATCCCGCGTCCGGTCCAGGAGGCCTGCTTCGAGCTCGCGCTCGCGATCCTGAAGTCGAACGCGCTGCTCAGCGGGAACAGCCTGGCGCAATTCGCCGACCTGAGTGTCGGCCCGATCAAGCTCTCGCTCCGCGAGGGACCGACCAACGAGGACAAGCTCCCCGCGCCGGTGATCCGGTTGCTGCGGGACCTGCGGGAGTGGGGCGCGAACGTCTCGCGCATCGTGCGGACGTGACGATCACCACCGACCTCCGGGTGGCGCTCCAGGGGCCGCTCGACACCCTGCTCACGGAATTCGGCGTCACCGCGACGCTGCGCCGACCCGCCACCAGCCGGGCGGCCGACAACACGGGCGTGACGATCACGCCGGCGGTCGGTGGCGCCCCGAGCCCGACGCAGCTCCTGATCGTGAGCCAGAAGAAGGTTGATGTGCAGAAAGTGTTCGGCCAGGAGACGGACGCAGAGCTCCTCGCGATCGTGCGGGACAACGTTCCCGTGCAGATGAAGGACCGCTTCGAGATCACGTCTGGCACGTCCGCCTCGAGCACCGTGCACTACCAGGTGAATGAGATCGAAGGCGTCGACGCCGGCGGGATCTGGCAACTCGGGTTGACGCTCGTCCCTGCCCTGCCGGCCAGCTGATGGCGATCGATATGCTGAACGATCCGGATGGCTTCCGGAAGAGCGCCGGGAAGCTCGAGGCACTGATGGCCGATGTCGCGGGCGGATCCTCGCCGACGGTGCGCCTCGCGGGCCTCGAGCTGGTCCGGGCCGCGAAGCTCGAGCTCTCACAGCCGGGCAGCGGCCGGACCTACCGGAAGGGGAAGCACACCCACGTCGCCTCGGCGCCAGGCGAACCCCCCGCGGTCGACACGGGCGCCCTACGAAACTCGATCGACATGGAGACGGTGGGCGGTGTGCTCCGGGTCGGGTCGGGACTGGAGAAGGCGCCGGGCCTCGAGTTCGGCACGATCGAAGATGGGGGCCACATCGCGCCGCGGCCGTTCATGCGGCCCGCGCTCGCGAAGGCGAAGGACAAGATGGGCGGCGTGATGGTGACCGACCTGCGCCGGCATTCCTCAGACCTGGGAGCATAGCGATGGCCGACCTCCAGCAGACCATGAACGAGGCGCACGTCTCGATCCTCGACGCGGACGCGGGGGTGCGGGCGCTCACGGGGCGCAACAGCGGCAACTGCCTCCCCTGGACCGACACGACCGACGCCCAGCTCCCGACCCTGATGTACCAGCCGGTCACCCTGGTCCTCGAGAAGGGCGGGATCCCGAACCACTGGCACGCCGACTTCCAGCTGGACGCCTTCGCGACCGGCAACGGGGCGGCCAAGAAGGTGAACGACCTCATCGACGCGGCGCTGAAGGCGCTCACTCCGGCCGCCCTGAAGGCGGCGGGTGTCGACGGCACGATCCTGCGCTACGTGCGGCAGGCGTGGCCCCCGCAGGACCAGAAGTCCAAGAGCAGCTCGCGGCTGACGGCCCGGGCGACGCTGACCATCACCTATCGCGTCTTCGCCTAGGAGGCCCCCATGCCACGCACCAATGACGGGACTGAAGTTGTCCAGCAGCTGAACACGCTGCAGATCGCGAGGCTCCTCACCGCCTCGCCCTTCGTGCAGGCCATCACCGCGCCGCTGGCCCGCGCCGCGACCACCGCCACCGTGGCCGCGACCACCAACGCGACCACCGGCGACCCGGTCTTCATCACGGGCGACGGCGGGACCGAGCTCAACGCGCTCGGCGTCCCGGCGACCACGATGCCGCTCAAGTATAAGGCGGAATTCGCGCAGTCGACCGGCGCGCTGATCAAGGAGGCGACCCTCGCCGCCCTCGGGCACATCGGGCTCGACACCGCGATCACCTTCCGCGGGAGCCGCGACCTGGTGCCGATCATCTCGGCGCTGGCCCGGGCCCCGATCAAGTATGTCCAGTCGGGCGTCGCGGACCTGAGCCTGAGCTTCGACCTGGTCCTCTGGAACAACCTGAACCTCGCGCTGATGTTCGGGCAGGACGAGACCCTCGAGCAGGGCACCGGCGTCCTGGCCACCGACCCGTACCAGATCGGCGTCGGGCTCACCTCGATCGGGAACTACACCGGCCTGCAGGCGATCCGCGCGAGCGGGACCTTCACGGACGGGCGGACCTGCCAGGTCGACTTCAACGACGTGGTGGTCCGGGTGAACGGCGAGGTCCGGATCGGTGGGCGGCCCGACCAGTTCAAGGTGCCGATCACCATGGGCTTCACCAGCATGATCCAGCGCATCGGCACCTGAGAGATGCCGTCCCGGACTGACTCCTGGTCGGTCCGCGGGCTCAAGGAACGCTGCGAGCTTCTCCAGACCGACCTCGAGGCCCGACGCCTCGCGACCGCGGAGGAGCTCGCCGCGTACTGGCCCGGCGGGAAGAACAACACCGCCGAGCCAGGCCGGGGCCAGTGGATCTTCTGCTACGCCAACTTCGTCCGCTTCCGCGGCCGCTCGGAGCATCGGGAGGCTGCGGCGTCGGGCGCGGAAGGGGTAGCGCTGGCCATTCTCGCCATTGAGCCGGAGGTGATCGCGACTTCCGGCCTGCCGCTGGGGGCGCCCGGCCCCCTGGCGGTGCACCAGAAGTCTCTGTGGGCCTTGGGGCACCTCGCGGCCCATGACACCGTCCTCGCGCAGCTGCAGGCGGGTGTGGCGGCGCTGCGCGGCTCGCGGGAGCCGGCCGACGTGAAGCTCGTCGCCCAGGCCCAGGCCCGCATCGCCGAGGAGCTCACGCTCTGCGTTTGGGCCGCGCTGCATCCCGGCCCACTGCTCCCCTGGGATCCGAATGGCCCCCTGCCGGAGGCGCCGGACTGGGTCCGGTCGCTCGACGGCTATGTCGTGCTCCGGATCCAGCGGGCGTACCAGCGCGTCAACGGCACCAACCTCGCCGCGATCCGCGTGCTCCTGGCCCCGGATCCCGACGCCGGCGGCGGGGACACTCCCCTCACGCTGTTCGCGGGGATCCTGTCGGGCACGAAGGCGGACCTCGGCTTCACGCCCGAGCGGATGATCCGGGAGCGGCCCCTGCTCCAGTTCCTGGCGCAGATCCAGCTGCGGGCCAGCGCCGTGCGCGAGGCCTACGCCGCAGCCGAGGTGAAGGCGGAGCGGAAGGCCGCCCGGGAACGGCGATGAGCGTCAAGATCGATGAGCTCTTCTATGAGCTCAATGTCCGCACCAGCGGCGTGAAGGATGGCCTCGACAACGCCGAGCGCTCGCTCGGCCGCTTCACGAGCTTTGTGAAGGCGAACCCGATGGCCTCGATGGCGGCCCTCGCGGCGGCAATAGGGGCGGTCGGCTACAAGGCCACGTCGATGGCGGCTGATGTGGAGCGCGCCGGCGCCCGGGTCAACGCGGTTTTCCCTGGGATCGCAGTTACCGCGCGGGCCCTCTCGAACGAGTTCGGGGTCGCGCAGACGACCGTGCTCCAGCTCTTCGACACCATCGAGAAGAACGGCGAGAAGAGCCGCCGTGGCCTCGAGACCACGGCGGTGGCCGCCCTCAAGCTCAATCAGGCCCTCCATGGCGCCCCGGAGGATGTGAGTTCCGTCGCGGCCGCGCTGAAGAACACGCTCGACCTCTTCCACCTGAACAGCGACGCCGCCGAAGGGGTCGCCGCGCGCCTCTTCCAGATCTCGGCCGGCAAGGTGCCGCTCGACCAGCTGGTCGAGGCCCTGCATCACTCGGCGACGATCATCCAGACCAATCGGATCGGCTTTGACCAGGCGGCGGTCGCCCTCGCGCGGATCGTCGGCTCGGGCGTGCCGGCGCGCCAGGCGGTGCAGCAGCTCGCCACCGAGATCGGCCGCGGGAAGGCCTCGTTCGATCGCTTCACGGCCGGGGCCGGCGACGCCAGCCAGGCGACCGCCGCCTTCGAGGCCCGCGTGACCGCCCTCGGGGATTCGGCCGATGTGAACGAGGCCAAGATCAAGACGCGCCTGAACAACGCCCTCGTGGACCTCGGACAGCGGATCCTGCCGATCGTGAACGCCGAGATGGAGGGCCTGGTGGGCCTGCTCGACCAGGCGAGCGGGAAGTCAGGGGCGTTCCGCGCGATCGACCAGCTCGGCGACCTGGCCGACCGGGCGCGCGCCGGCGCCACCCCCACGAGCCAGGAGCGATTCTTCGCCGAGCGCGGTGTCCTCGACATCGCGCAGCAGGCGAAGGAAGGGGACCTGCGGCTCGCGGACCTCGATCCGAGCCATCTCCAGAGCCTCACCCGGACGCTCCAGGACCTCAACACGGTTATCCAGAATCCGACGGCGGAGGCGGCGCGGGTGCGCCTGCTGCAGCAGCTGCATCAGCTCGCGCAGCCGGCGCCGGCCAGTCAGGCTGGGCCGACCGGGTCGACGCCCGAGCAGCTCGCGGCCGGGCACACGATCATCGCTGACATCCAGAAGACGCTGGCGAGCTTCACCACGTCACTCGCCGACGATACCTCGGCGGCGCTCGAGGCGTTCCGCGCGAAGGTGAGCGATGCGGCCGGGAAGATCCCCCCCGAGCTCGCCGCGCAGTTCAAGGCGGCGACCGATGCCGTCATCGCGAACTACATCCAGCGGATCGCCGACATCAAGAGTGGCCTGCAGGCGATCAAGGAGACCGAGCCGATCGGCGGGCACCCGCTGGTGACGCCGACCACGCAGGACCAGCGGGAACGGACCGCGGACCAGCTGCTCAATACGATCCCGAACAAGGCCCAGGCCGACACGGCCCGCTTCACCGCGGCGGCCGATCGGTATGCGGCGGCCCGCCAGGCCGCCAGCGATGCCGCCGGCAAGGACCTCGAGGCCACGCTCGCCACGGCGCGGCTCATCGACCAGGCCGTGCAGGGCGCCCTCGACCTGGGCACTGCCTTCGGCGTGATCGATCAGACCACCGCGTCCATCTTCTCGAATATCTCGCAGGTCGCCACGGGGATCGGGCCGATGGTGAAGGCGATCAAGGAGCTCAAGGCCGGCACGGGCGGGGTGGGCTCGGTCGTCGCGACCGCGCTGCCGGTGATCGGGGGGATCGCCCAGCTCGCCGCCTCGCTCTTCGGTCCGAGCCCCCAGGATGAGGCGCTGCGGAAGGCGATGGAGAAGACGGCCGATGCCGTGGACGCGCTCACCAAGCAGATCGGCAACCTCGGGAACCTGAGCATCACCGGGAATACGCTCGCCTCGGCGATCGCCGGCATTGCCGCCTTCAACCGCGTTGATACCACATCGGGGACGACCGGTATCGGTGTCGAGCTGCAGACGGGGCGGGCGTTCCGCGGCGAGACCGGGGTGAATCGACTGAATGCCGCCCTCAAGGGCGCCGGCACTTCGTTGGCCGAGCTGCAGGACCTCGCCGACGGCTTCGGCCTCTCGGTCGACTTCACCAGTGGCAACCTGCAGGAGGTCGAGCGGGCGTTCAAGGCGCTCAACGAGGCGATCCAGGCGGCCGAGCTCACTAAGTTCGCGCAGACCTTCTCGGGGCAGCTGGACGCCCTCCAGGCCCGGTTCAAGCTGTTCCACATCACCGACCCCGTCGCCCAGGCCCAGGCGCTCCTCGCGCTGCAGGGGAAGACCGTGACGGATGGCCAGGGGAATACGTCGAACCTCGGCTCCCCCACGATCGCGAATGCGCTCGGCGGCGTCGACCTGTCGACCGCGGGCGGCCAGGCGGCGGCCGAGAAGATCATCCAGGGGCTCTTCGACCAACTCAACTCGGCCGACAAGCTCTCCCCTGATCAGCAGGCGGCGTTCCTCGGCGGCCTCACGGCCCAGCAGTTCCTCGATACCCTCCTGCAGCTGCAGGCGCTCCTCGACCAGGCGCAGTCGCAGGGCGGCACGGGTCAGACCGAAGGGTTCGCCGTCTCGCGGACGATCACCGAGGTCACCGGCGATCGCCTGGCGGGGATCCTCACCTCCTCGGATGCCCGGCTCCAGGAGCTGGTCGACATCGGGAACGCGCAGCTGGCCCTGCTCGGCGGCGGGAGCATCACCGCCGGTGTGAGTGCCGCAGCGGCCAGCCTCAGTGCACCCGGGGTCGGGGGCGGCGGTGACGTGAACATCGACTCGGTCTCGGTCAGCGTGGGCATGGCGGGGGCGACCGACCCGGTCAGCGCCGGCCAGCAGGCCGCGAAGGCGTTCGTGTCGAGCATTGATGCGGCGCTGGGCCGTCGGGCCCGGGCTAAGCTCCGCCAGTTCGGCAACCCCCTGGTGCGGAGCTAAGACATGGGGATCCCCGCTACCGTCTTCCTGAATGACTATGACCTCGCCGGGCTGGGCGTCGCCGTCGAGGTCATCGACGGGCTGCGCGCCGCGCCGGCGCAGCGCTGGGTGAGCACGCCGGTCACGGGACGAATGGGCGAGCTCCTGCTCTCTGGGCGGCCGACGGTCCAATCGCGGGGTCTCACGCTCCATGGGAAGGTCCTTGCCGACACGCAGCTGGCGCTCGAGGCGGCGGTCGACGGGTTCAAGTCGCGCCTCCTGCAGGGGGCGATTGAGCTCCGGACGGTGGCCCAGCCGGGGCGGGTGCTGCTCTGTCGCCTCACGGGGTTCACGGAGCAGCCGTGGACGCCCCAGATGCTCTCCCCGCAGTTCGGATTCGCCGCCGACCTCGAGGCGGTGAGCCCAGCCTGGTACGACCGGGATCCCTTCCTCCTCACCGGGGCCGCGACGGTGCGCGTCGCCTGCCCGGTCGGGGATCTGCCGGTCGCGCCGCTCGTGCAGATCCTGGGCGCCGTCACGAATCCGGTCCTCACGCTGCGCGCGGCGAATGGCGACACCCGTTCCTCGATGGCCTTCACGGTCACGCTCGCCGCGACCGACTATCTCGAGATCGACATGGATGCCAAGACGGTCACGCGGTATGCGAGCGGCACCGCGACCAATGGATTGAGCCTGCTCACGAGCGGGGATTTCCTCGCGCTCTCACCCGAGGATGGCGACGAGCTCGTGGGCGCCTCTCCTGCACTCGATGTGAGCGGCGGGTCCCTGGTGGTCGCCTATGCACGGCGGTGGGCCTGATGCCGATCCTCCCGGGTCTCCTCGGCTCCCCGACGCTGAACAAGCTCACGCGGCGGAGCCGCCTGCTCTTCCACTGGCGCGCCCGCGACCTGTCCCTGGCGCCTCTGACGGGGCAGAGCCCGACCTTCAGCCGTGCCAGCGCGGGCGGGGCGATCACCGATCGGAATGGCGGCCTCTTCGTCCCTGTCCACAGTCAGCCCCGATTCCAGATGATGGATACGGATGGGGATGGCATTCTCGACGGGGCGGGCCTGCTCCTCGAGTACGCCCGGACCAACCTCGCGCTCTGGTCCTGCGACTTCTCGCAGGCGTCATGGGCGGGCGGGGCCGACTTCACGCAGAGCAACGTCACCTCGCTCCTGCCGGGGCAGGTCGGGCGGAAGATGGTCAACCTGAATGCGCTCGCGGCGCGTTCGCGCTCGCAGGCGATCGGCACCCTGTCCGCCGCCGGGGATGTCGTCTTCGTGATCGTCGAGAATATCAACGCGGACACGACCGACATCTCGCTCTTCGACACCACGGGGGCCGCGCACGTCTGCCGCGGCACGTTCACCTGGGCCACCCGCAGTATGGCCATCGGTGCCGGCAGCGGGACCCTCTTCGCAGTGAAGCTGGCGGAAGTCGGTCCCAATGGAGGACCGACCTACTTGCTCGGCGCCGCCGGCCTCGGCTCGGCCGGCAACACCCGGACCCTGTTGTTCTACCCGACCGGGGTCACGCAGAACGGGAAAGCGGTCATCGTCCATCATGCGCAGCTCGAGGGGGGGTTGATCTACCCGAGCTCGCCGATCGTCACCGGCGCCGGCTCGGTGGCCCGGTCGACCGATCGCCTCACCTATCCCTTGAATCTCGGTCCCCTCGCGGCCGGGACCGACGATTTCACCTTCTATGCGCGATTCGCCCGGCCGACGCATGCCGATGCGAGCGGCAACATCGTTGATCTCCCTGGGATCCTGAGCCTCGGTGGGGCCCAGGCCGACCTGCGGCTGTACTTCAACAATTCCTCGCGGATCCTTCAGGCGGTCGCCCGGGATGGAGCCGGCGTGACCGCCATTGCGGGGCCGAACATCCCCGCCGGCGCGGTCCTCGAGGTCCTCGCCCAGTTCAAGGACCTGACCACCAACCCCGCCGTCGCGACGGACACCGGCTCTGGCCTCTCGGCCTATGTCACGAACAGCCTCGCCCCGATCGCGTCGTTCGGGACGCCCTTGATCGGTGTCGGCGAGATGAACAATGGCGCGCAGAAGCTCGGGGCGCCGTTCTTCTCGGCGAAGATCGCGAACGCGCTGCTCACGATGGACCAGATGCGGCAGGCCTTCTGATGCGCGCGTTCTACCGTCTCCCGCTGCAGGTCCTCGAGGGCGTGCTCCCCTCGCTGACGGAGATTGCCGGCGGCGTGGTGCTGTCGAGCACGGCGTCGACGGCCTGGCTGCTCGCGGAAGTCGACCCGAGCCTGGTCCTCGAGGTTCTCGGGGCCGTGCGCCTCGGCGCGCGGCTGTCGGAGCTCGACCCCGGCGATCGCGCGGCCTGTGAGAACCCGGACCAGCCTGGCGTCCCGCGCACGATCTTCGCCGGGGACGCGCTCGAGGACTACACCTGATGCTGCTCGCGCGCCGGGTTGAAATCTGGGACAATCGGCAGTCCGCCGGCGGCGCCCGCCTGGCCGTCATCCCCGACGATATCGTCGTGCAGGAGACCCGGAGCGTGGCGGCCGAGGAGTCGCTGGCCTGCACCATTCCGATCCTGTCGGCCGCCGCGAGCGCGCTCCTCGAGCGGCGGATCCTCCGGTGCGACTATAGCGATACGGTCTTCGATGAATGGCGGATCAGCCAGATAACCGAGCGTCGCACCGCGGCCGGCGAGCTCCTCCTCGACGTGACTGGTGTGCCGATCCTCCAGGACCTGGCCGAGGACTGCGTCGTCGGTCGCGCGGAGGCCGATGGTTCCGTCGTCTATGATTTCGAGGCGCTGAGCCTCACTCCCACGCAGATCATCAACACCTTCATCCTCCCGGCCCTGACGGCCGAGGGGATCACCGACGTGGCGCTCGGCACGATCGATCCGACCGCGGCCGTCGACGTGGTCTTCAGCTGGGACACCCCGCTCTCGGCGCTGCGGAAGCTCGCCCAGGTCACGAGCTGCGAGCTGCGCCTGCGCCGGAATGGGACGAGCCAGTACCTCGTCGACCTCCTCGTCCAGATCGGTGCCGGTGCCACGGTGCCGGATCTCCGGTTCGGGAAGAACCTTCCCTGGCTCACGCGCGATCGGAATACGGTGGACTTTGCGACTCGCTGCCAGCCGCAGGGGGCGCAGACGGATTCGCTGTATGCCTCGATGGCCGGGGCGCGCTGGAAGGTCACGGCGATCGCAGGCACCGATATCACCCTGGCGGATCCGGCGGGCGGGGATCCCCCGATCGCGTTCGACAACCAGCTCAACGGCGCCTACCTCCGAACCGTCGGCGGGTCGCTGACCCTGATCTCCGCGTCCGTGGCCTCGACTCAGAAGGTCACCGTTGCCTCGGCGGCCGGCATCACCGTCAACGATATCATCGAGTTCCGCAAGGATTCAGCCGGTACGGCGCTGACCTGGCTTACCAACCCGGCCGCGGTGACGCTCTACGGGCGTCGCGTCCAAGTCCTCCCCCGCCCCGATCTCCCGCCCACGATCAACCTGATCGCCAACCCGGCCGAGCGGAACTATGCCGGCGCGTCGTCTGCGCCGGATGGCTTCGAGACGCTTGGCGCCCCGACGCTCACGCGCACCTCGACGCCGGCGCGATGGCGGGTGGGCGGCTTCTCCTGCCGGATCCAGGGGACGAATGACGGCGATGGCATCGGGACGGCGTACACCACCTTCGCGCCGACCGCGACGCTCCCCTACTTCTCGGGCTTCGTGAGCTTCTGGCTCGAGGCCGGCCGGGTGCGGGTCGAACTGATCGCCGCGGCGGCCACCCAGAGCGTCACGCTGACCCGCAGCGGGACCACGGTCACAGTGGCCTATGGCGGGGCGCATGGCCTCACCGCGGGCCGCCTGGTCGAGATCCTGGGCGCGAACGAGACCCAGTACAACGGGATCTGGGTGATCCTCGCCGTCCCGACCAGCTCGACCCTCACCTATACGATCGCCACGACGCCGGCCACGCCGGCCACGGGCACGATCACGGCGGCCGAGGTCTGGCGGCTCCCGAACGGCACCGAGGGACGGGCCTGGAGCGACCAGACCAAGACGTGGGTCGATCTCGGCGTCGCCGGGATCGATCTCAATGCGTTGGCAGCCACCCGCGCGAAGCTCCGCGTGATGCAGGATGGCACCACCGCCACGGATTGCTATGCCGACGACTTCCAGCTCACCCAGTCGGACGGCCAGCAGTCGTTCCTCGAGGGCGCGGGACCGACGAAACTCTGGCAGGCCGCGAACGCCTATCTCGTGTTGCATCAGCAGCCGGCGATCGCCTACTCCTGCGCCTGGCTCGACCTCTTCCAGCTCGATCCGACGGTCTGGGCGTTCGAGGACCTGACACTCGGCGGGGCGGTCAACATCCGGGACGAGGCGCTCAATATCACGGCCGCGACCCGAGTGTTGGGCTATCAGCGCGACGTGCGGCTCCCCGGCACGGTGCAGCTCGTCCTCTCGACACAGCCGGAGGACTACACCGACCAGCAGCTGAAGCCGCGCCTCCCCCCGCGCAAGATCGCGGACGCGACGATCGATCAGGCCCTGCGTGCATCGGCGCTCCTCCTGCCGCTCGCGTCGACGCCGACGGTCGTCCAGGCGCGCCTCGCGGCGAACGTGCCGAGCGCAACGCTGTACTACTGGCTCGGGGACCTGGGCGAGCTTCCGCCGCCGCTCACGACGGTCCAGGCGGGCAGTCCCACCGGCACGATCTGGGGGACTTATAGTGCGCCATTCACGATCAATCGCAATCAGAGCGTGGACCTGATGCTGCACGTCTACGCGCGGCGGGGCAACCAGCGGAGCGAGGTGTACACCGTCGTGATCGACCGCGATTCCACCCCGAGCGCCACGTTGACCCTCAGTGAGCCGGTCGGCGGCACGCTCCGCACTTCCTTTGATCCCGACGATGACACGGTCTGGATCGAGGTCTATCGCAAGAAGAATGGCGCCGGGAACGGGTACCCGACGACCGACAACAACAGTACTGGGCCGCTCGATACCGCCCAGAAGGTGGCGAGCATCAGCGTCAGCGTCGATGGCGGCGGCGTCGACAAGAGTGGCAACGCGATCGCCGGCGCCGCGGTCCCGGATGAGACCGGCTATGTCAACACCGATGTGGTGAAAGTGATCCTGGTCCCGATGGACCGCCTCGGGAACGTCGGTGCGCGCGTGCTGGCGACGCGCACGATGGCTGGGGCCGTCTCGCCGGTATTGACGGCCCGTTCGGTCTCGCGCACGAACAGCGGCTCGGCCTGCGACACCACCAACGGGGTGCAGTACACGTTCACCTGGACGCCGAACGCCGGCGTCACGAACGTCGGCAATGACGTTGTGGTCTCGGCCATGGTCAATGGGACCGATGAGTATACGGCGACCGAGGCCTCGCCGGTCACGAATACCTCGAAGACACTGCGGATCCCCTACAAGACCTCCTCGGGGAAGTTTGATCCGACCATCTCGGTCGCGCTCTCGATCCGCCTCCTCGACTCTGGAGGCTCCGTGATTCAGACTGAGGCGATAACCACCGATGCCTTCCAATCCATTTGCGGGCTTTAGAAAGGAGGCACGATGGCTGAAGGCGAGATGGTCCCGCGGAACGAGTTCAACAACGCGATGCACGCCTACCGGCGCAGCCTCGAGGATCTCAAGGACAGCCTCACCGAGCGGCTTACCCGCATCGAGGCGAAGCAGGACAGTGGGGCGGCCGACAAGCTCACCGAGGCCGAGGAGCGCGGTCGGACGAAGCAGCGTCTCGACGACCTCGAGAGGCGCGAGGCGGCCCGCGATCGGAAGGTCTGGGCGCTGATCCTCCTCGGGCTCACCGGGGCCCTGGCGGGTCTCAAGGTCTGGCTCGCCTCGGTGTTCGCCCGCGGAGGCGCTCCATGAAGCTGCCTTGGCTCCTCCAGCTCGTCTGGGATCCCCCGACCGCTCTGGATATGCGCGATCGCCGCGGCCGGGTCGACCACGGGAAGGTGATCGGCTTCGTCGGCTTCCTGGCGATGTACATCCTGATCTGGTTCGGGCTCCTGCCATCGATCGGGCATACGATCGCGCTCCTCTCGGCGATCTTCGGCTGGGCGGCGTGGCGGACCTTCCTGGCGTCCAAGGCGGTGACCAGCTCCGAGACGGTCACCCGCGATGTGAAGGAAGTCCTCCAGCGCCGGGCGGTCGACGGCGACGGCGTCACCTCGGAGCCCAGCCCGTGACCGTCACGATCGCGGATCCCATCGCGGCGCTCCTGGCCGAGTGCGCGCGGTACGCCAAGGTGGTCGAGGCCACCCCGAACCGGGGGGTCGAGATCGACTACTGGGTCAGGGAGGCCGGGCTGGATCCCGCCGGCCGCTTCCCCTGGTGCATGGCCTTCGTGAGCGCGGTGGGGCGCCAGGCGGTCGGGGCCGCGTGGCCCCTGCCCCGGCTCGCCGGCGTGCAGCTGATGGTCGACCACGCGAACGCGGCCGGGCTCCTGCCGGTGGA